GTCGCGCGGGTCGCGGCCTTTATACGAAAGTATAAGAGCCACGGCCAGCGTTACTGCAAAGATCGACGACGTAGTATCAGACAACGGACCTGGCTATTCGAATTATTCGGATAGTCGTGGTTCGGCAGGTGCGTACGGAACGGCAAAGATCACGTTTATGGTAGATAACCCCTCTTTAAAGCTGGCTAGCGGTGTCGGTCTTACTGACCCCGCTTTGCTTGCTTGGGAGTTGTTACCTTACTCATTCGTGGTCGACTGGTTCCTGCCCGTCGGTAACTGGCTCGAGAATTGCAATGCAACCTCGGGCGTTACCTTCGTATCAGGATTCAGTACCATTAAGTATGTATCTGAAGGCTCGGATTCGTTGCGAAACGCAAGCTGGTCTCCGTATCATGTTACTGAAACGAAGAAAAGCGGTGCAATGAGAAAAGATATAAGTCTTATTCGTAGTCCAATGTACGCCTTTCCGGCGAATCCATTGCCTAAGTTTAAGAATCCTATAAGCTTCGATCATTGCGCCAACGCGTTAGCTCTCCTAACCACCGCCTTTCGGCGATAACCAAGAAAGATACGACCATTATGGCCGCAATCGCTAACCTCGTCCTAAAAGATGGACACACCCCACCGTCAGATCGTACATTCACGCCAACTACTGCCTCTCTCGACCTTGCCGTTTGGCAAGAGCGAGTTGGCGGTATCTACACGGGAATGCCCACTGTACAGTTGTCGAGTCGCAAGCCCCTCAAGGGCTCGCCTCTCTTCAAAGTCAAGGGCACGATCAAGCTCCCAGTAATGGAAGTGGTGTCGAACTCAACTATCAACGGGATTGCTCCAGCCCCGACCATCGCTTACTCTTTGCAAGCGACATTCGAGATTCTGGTGCCTGAACGTTCTAAGTTGCAAGACCGGACCGACATCCTGGCTCTGCTTAACAGCCTCACGGCTGATTCGCAGGTCCAGTCGTTGGTGCACAACTTTGAGTCTCCATATTAAAATGGAACTCTTGGTCGTCATCGCGCTTATTCATTATATTTGCGCTCATTTCTGAGCCCTATAGAAGAGTAAGCACCCATCAGTCTTGTTAGGAGAAAACACTTTGAAAGTGTCATTCATCGGCTCTCGCCGTTCCTTAGTTCTATACCACTCCCTACTTGAGGACCTCGACACCCCGCATTCATTGGCTTTAGCCATTTGTCTGAAATACTCGGATTACACTGAGCTGTTTCGTATCGCGGAAGTCGAGCCATCCAAGTACAACTCTGCGCGATCTCTCGCCCTCGACAGACAAGCTGGCGACTTCCTAAAGAAGTCACCCCAGTTTGTTACCGATAGGCTTGAGGAGCGAACTACAGAGCTGTTCCTGAAATGCGAAGAACAATGTCGTGTAACGAACGAGTATTGGCGCGATCCTCCGAAACATTCGGAGACTCATAATATGTGTTTATTTATTATGAGGGAAAAAATCGCATCAATCCTCGGTAAGTTACCCGACTCGTTGGACTACGCATTTGGGCCCGGAGTTTCCATGACAGTGCGTGGAGACGACACTGGTGCTTATGCTAAGTTTAGCCAAGCACCGGTAGATGTCACTAAGAACGCACGTGCGTTTGCTGAGAAATTCCTTACCGGAACACTCTGGGGCGACTACTTACGTAGTCAATCCTCAGAGCTAACGGTCGAGAAAAACTTCAGCCGCACAGCACAGGTTCCAAAGAGCTACAAGATTAACCGTTTAATCGCTGTCGAGCCTACCTTCAACACTTACGTGCAGAAGGGGCTTGGCATCGCTATTCGGAGACGCTTGGAGCGCTTTGGTGTCGACTTGCGTCGGCAAGACCATAATCAGCGGTTCGCTTCAATAGCTCACGTTGCGGGTTTAGCCACTGTCGACTTTACGTCGGCCAGTGATACTATTTCCCACAACATTGTGCTAGAGTTGCTACCCATTGATTGGTTCCTTGCTCTTGAGATGTTTCGCACCCCGCAAACTGAACTTAACGGGGACATAAAAGTCCTTGAAAAGTTTAGTTCGATGGGTAATGCTTACACTTTCGAGTTGGAATCTCTCATCTTCTACGCCACGGCTTTCGCCGCTGTTAAACTAGGATCTGGACGTTTGTCCGAGATCTCAGTTTATGGAGATGACGTGATACTGCCACAAGAAGACTTTCCGCTATTTCTAGAATTGAGCAAGCTGCTGGGTTTTTCGGTGAATACCGAGAAAACCTTCGCATCTGGCCGATTCTTTGAATCATGTGGAAAGGACTATTATGATGGTATCGACGTACGACCCGTCTATCTTAAAAATGACATTACTGCTGATTATGACATTTTTACATGTCGCAACCGCATTATGGCATTCTACGATAAATGGGGCATCCCCAACCGCTCAGCACTTCGCTTTCTTGAAAGCAAAGTCCCAAGCAACAGGCTTTGTGTTGTTCCTTATCCTTATTCTGGAGGCTTTTGGCCCTCAGAGTCAGTTTCAGGAAACTTCACTAAAGATGAGAATGGATGGGAAGGCGTTTGGTCCAGAGCTCTCACTTTCAGGTCTAAGACCCGAAGGAACACGAGGTTTGAGCCAGCAGTTTTACATAGCTTCTCCAGCCCCGACGGAGGTCTTAGGACCTTACGTCGAGCAGGATGTTACCGTAAAACACTAACCTTCTTCCCGTG